CTTCCGATGGCGACCTTATCATTGCAGATCCCAACAATATCAGGGAGTTGCAGTGGGGCCGGATGCCTGACGGCCAGTTGGAACTGGAGAACGACGCGAGGATCTACGAAGAGCAGATCACGCTTGTCAACGAGTTGGTACAGGGCGCAAGTCCGCGCAGAACGGCGACAGAGTCTGCTCTGATCGCTTCTGCGGGCTCTGTAAACCGGGAGTGGATGCAGTCTGTCATTGGGGGAGCCTATAAAAAGATCATCACAGGCTGTCTTAATATCATGGGAGATCAGCGGTATACTCCTGACAACTTCGCAGTGAACATGGCCCGTGAAGGCCATTCTGCGGTCATGCAGATTGTGCAGCAGTCGGACTTTCTTCTTAACTTTATTATCAGTGTTCAGGCTGGCTCAATGCAGCCGCTGATCGAGTCCCTCGACAGGGAGCAGTTCGTGGAGTTGTATTCCATGCTGCAAGGCAACCCGATGGTGGATCAGGAGGAGCTTCTTAAGACGCTGATCTCTTCGTATCGGATCTCTGACGTGGACAAGCTCATTTCTTCCGAGGTGGACGCGGAAGCGACTCGCGCTGCCGAGTTGGAGAACGAAGGTTGGCTGATCAATGGTCAAGATCCTGGCGTGGACCCTGGTCAGGATCACCAGACCCATCTGGAGACGCACGGCGCGTTTTTCCAGCAGTTGAATCAGGAGTTGCAGTTGCTTGCTGCCCAGTTCGCTTCACCGGAGTCGCAGGCTCGCCAGCAGCAGTTGCAGGGAGCCGTTCAGGCTGCACAGGCTCATATAGACGCCCATATCCAGAATCAGGAGCAGCAGGGCGGCATGACCGGTGGCGGCGGCGAGCCTCCAGCGCGTCAGCCTACACCTGAAGGAATCACTGGTCAGGTCAGAGCAAGTGCCCAGGAAACAGCAGGCGCAGTGGAACGTAGCCCGGAGGACTTCGATTGATTAAGTACGCGGACTATCGGTGCGCCAAGGGGCACCTTCATATTGATGAGGAATTTAAGACTGAGATTCCTCGCAAGATTCCCTGTCATTGCGGATCAAAAGCTGACCGCATTCCTTCATTCAGGCGAATCCACAACACCCATTCAGGAGCGGGATACGGCAGGTTCGACCCGCAGTTCGGATGCGTTGTGGAATCATCTCAGCACCGCAGGGACTTGATGAAGAAGATGGGGATGGAAGACGTAGGAGGCACAGTGCGCGGCGTACCCGAATGGGAAATCGAGCATGAGTCTCCAGAAAAGAGTGATGGGCCTTCGGCGTTGGTAGCAGATTCGCTGGAGGATTTAAGTTCACAGTTGGCCGAAACCGGCCACGACACAGATTTCTCCTCTTTGGGAGAATAGGAGTAAAGCATGGCAGAGGACTCTGAACTTGTCGAAGCGACAAGCCCAGAAGCCCCGGTAGAGACCAGCGAGGCAGATTTCGCTACGGACCTGCTACCGGATAAGCCCACGGAGCCCGCAGACGAGACATCAGAACAATCCCAGCCGGTATCACAGGAATCAACCACAACCGATCTGCAAGCAGACGAGGGTGGGTCATTGCGTTTTGCGGATTATACCCGCAAGATGCAGGACATTGCCGATCAACGAAGATCACTCGAATCGGAACAGGATTCTATCCGGCAGGAGCGGCAGCGGTATCAGGATATGTTGGAAGGAGGCTTGAATCAGCTTCAGACTGACGATCCTGTACAGCAACTGTATACACAGCTTGGTCCCGACGAGCAGGCGGGTCTTCGGGTAGTGGAGCAACTTACCGATCACAAGACCGGTGCATTGCAACACGCCATGAATCAGCAGGCTCAGACGATTCAGCAAGTACAGCAGCAACTCCAGCAGGTGCAGAGTCATTACCAGACACAACAGTCTTCAAAGTTGAACCAGGAAGTTGCAGAAGCGCGGCAGGAGCATGGGGAGCTTGTGGATACCTATGGGCAGGTGATTCTCAAAGCCTATGGGACAGTAAATCCCACAACGAACGAACCCTATTCGATTTCGGAGTTGGTTTCGCTGTACAGCGGGCAAACGGCTGAAAAAACGCAGAATGCTCGCAATACGAACGCAGCGACGAAAGCGAAAAGCAAGCGCAACGGGGCTGTAAACCCAGGGAATACTTCGACACCTGTTAGTTCTGGAAGTTCCACAGAGGGTGAAGCGTTGGAGGCGATAGACAACCTCGGTTTGTAAGCAGATCCATTTATCGGAGTAAAGAGAAATGGCTGCAACCAGTACTACTGAAACCTGGGATGCGGCATGGACTGCGACCGAACGTGCCAGAAAAGGGAAGCCGACTGATAATATCTTCGACTCCTACCCCACTCTGGAAGCGTTCAAGAAGTCTGGACTCGAAGTCTCTGACGGAGGCAAAGAGTTCCAGGTCAATCTGATGTACGCGAAGAACAGTGGTGAGTGGTTTGACGGATACGACACCCTGAACACGGATGCCGTTGACGGAATCACCAGTGCCTTCTTCCCGGTTCGCTATGTTGCCGTGCCGATTACCATCTCTTTCACGGAAGAGCAGGAAAACAAAGGCTCGCAGAGAGTCTTCAATCTCCTGAGATCCAAGACGGATCAGTCCATGCTCACGATCCGCGACGTAATCAACGCCGCGATCTTCGGAGCGCAGTCTGGCAAGTCGATGCTGGGCTTGCAGGACATCGTTGCTGACAGTCCCACCACGGGCACCGTTGGCGGCATCAATCGCGCTTCCAATTCATGGTGGCGCAACACGTCGAACTCAAGTGCGGCCACGTTCACGTCTCAGACCGTCACTAACGTCTTCGACGGCGTTGACCGTTTCCTTGATGTCTGGGATGCGGTTTCTGAGGGGAACGACACTCCTACCCACATTTTCACCACGGCTGCGATCCAGCGGGCCTATCGTGAGGCTCTGTCCTCTGCGGGGTACGCTCGGGCCGAGTTGAGCGGTGCATCCAGCCAGCAGTTCGCTGCGGTTGGCGGCACGGGCAACAGTGTGCCGTTTTACGGTGCGCCGGTGATTGCGGATCAGGATTGCTCCTCTTCCCACGCTTATTTCGTGAACATGAAGTATCTCAAGATCAAGCTGCTCAAGGGCGTGAACTTTTCGAAGACGCCCTTCAAAGAGGGTCCGAACCAGCTCGCCAAGGTGGCGTTCTTGGTGGTGGGCTTGCAGTTGACTTCTGACAACTGCCGTCGCCAGGGTGTAGCTACCGCTATCACTGGTGCGTAATTCTTATTCGGGGAGGCTCTGTTGAGCCTCCCCGGTTAACCTTGCCCTCAAGCCAATGGGGGTTCTACCCTGACGAAAAGGGGGAAAGGAACAAGAAGTGGCTACATATCGTAATAACAATCACGCCATCAATGGCATCGGCGGTCACGGTGCGGGCTCAACGACTTCTCAGGGAATCTATGAGGAGTCCTCGACGCCCAAACACGCGATTGGCGAGAAAATTGAGTTGTCTGATGGCCGCGTGTTCCGTTATGGATACACCGCAGCCGGTATCAACGCTGGGCTGTTGGTTGCACAGGATCTTTCATCCACAGCTTTGGTTGAGTCGGATGGCATCATCATCGGATCTGCTGGCAGATTCTCCATCTCTGCTGGCTCTTCAGCGATTCAGATTACCCTGGCAAGCATCAGCGCGAATGACTACGCGGGTGCGTTGTTGCAGATTACCGATGATGACGGCGAAGGCCATCAGTATCGCATCAAGAGCAATAGTGCGACGGACGCAACGACCAGCGGCAAGGTGGATATTGACCTCTACGATCCGCTCAAGGTCGCTGTAACGACATCGTCTGACATCGCTATCGTTGGGGGTTTGTGGTACGACGTACTCGGTGCTACCGCTGCTACTGATTACATCATTTCAGGGGTTACGCCGATTGCGTTCACCGCCAACTATTACGGATGGCTCCAGACTGCCGGGATTGCTACAATCCTTGCGGACGGGACTATTGCCGTTGGTGACAACCTGACGCTGTCTGACGGCGTTGCGGGTGCAGTGCAGCTTAAAGACGCAGAAACTGAACCTCTTGTCGGCTTCGCCTGCTATGCTCCAGATAACACGGGGCACGTTGGCGTGGTTCTTCAGGGATTGGTTGCGTAAACGCTTTACGAGAGAGGGAGCTTCGGCTCCCTCTCTATCAACACGAAAGGTCATTATGAGCGAAGCAAAGCGGGGCAGGCCCAGTACTAAGGAGATGGTTGCGGAAGCGATTTCAGAAGCCCTTCCTGGTATTGTCAATGACGCAGTGAAGGAGATTGTTCCGGCTGTGGTCGAGCAGATCAAGTCGGACCCCAAAGTGGCTGCGTCTGTTGTAAGCATGGCAGCAGAATCGCCCGAAGGCCGCAAGTATCTGGGCGTGGCGTCTTCTGACAGCCCTATTGATCGTCGCAAGAAGATGACGGATGACAAAGTAAAGCAGGCGGCTCTTCTTACGGACGGTGCAGAGCATGGCCCTGATTTCATGCCATCTTTCCCTGATCGGGTTACTAACAACCCCTCGCTTCTCAGAGCAGCCCAGGAGGCGTGGGCTGCTGGGAATCAGCGCGGGACGTTTGGAGCCCCAAATGAGGATGACGTGATATTTGAAGAAGCCATGCTGGAGGGCGCAGTCGAGGCTTAAATGACGCCTAATAAGATCCTTGACATTGGACTTCGCAGGGCGGGCCTGACAGCAAGCTCCGCAGAGTTTAAGGACAACGGTCGAGAGTATTTCAACCTCGCGGCCAAGGATATTACGGGCCGTGTGCGATGGTCATGGATGTTTCAGGATGCGTCCATCACCACCTCAAACGGGACTCGTACATACTCGCTTGCAAGCGATGTGTTGGAACCGCTGTCTTTTAGGGATGAGACGGAGGATAGGTTTTTGCAAATCTCTTCAGCGTTGGATACGGACGTGCTTGACCCTGACGAGGACGAATCAGGGGAAGCACAGCTTGTAGTGCTGAAGAATTTGAACTCCAGCACGGGGTATTGGGATGTAGATATTTACCCTACTCCTGATTCCACGAACACGATCTCCTATCGGTACTATCGCTTTATCGAAGACTTGGATGCGGGGGGGTCCGATGATACTACGGACTTGGCTCCCAAGTTCCCTGCGTGGGTGCAACCTGCTCTGATTCATGGAGTTGCGGGTTTGTACCTGTCTGAGTTGGGGTCTGTTGATTCGGCAAATATGGAGTTTCGCTTGATGGAATCTGTGATTGATCAGGCTCTGGAGCGAAATGCCCGTGCCTTTGTTCCCTCCAGCCGGATGTATGGAGAGCGAGGCGGGGATGGAATGTTCGCTTTTAGAGTGCAGGCAGGAACGCTGTCCTAATGAATCAGGCCATTCAATATGGTCCCTGGACAGGAGGTGTGGACTATTCTCGCCCTGCGGTGGATCTGCCTCCCGAAACTCTGACATCCATGTCGGATACGGAGATCCTCGACTCTGGGGCTGTTACTGACAGAGCCGGATACGATGAACACATCTCTACAGCGATTACTGGTACGCCTTCTGTTACGGGGTGTGGCAAGCATCGCTTCTCAGCGTCTGCCTCCAGAGTGTTTGCTTTCGCGGGAACCAGCTTCTGGGAAGACCACTCAGGGACATGGACGGATCGAGGCAGTGCGATCACGGTCACGGCAAACAAGTATTGGGTAACGGCTAACGCCGCAGGGACGTTGATTGGCTGTAATGGCAATGGTGTTGATGCACCGATTAAATGGACAGCCGCTGCTGGCAATGCGGCTGCGCTTGATGTAGACAGCAGATTCACCAGCGCAGGAACCTGTGTTTTCTGGGATAACAGAGCATGGTTCGGCAATACAGCAGGAGGGACCGGAACAGAGGACAAGACGTTCTACAGTGATTCCGTAGATATTGAGACGTGGGGAGTCAATAACTTCTTCCTTACGGATGGCCCTGTTACTGCGTTGAAGCCTCTTAAAACGACTCTGGCTATTCACAACGCCGATGGAATCTGGTCGGTTTACCCCACAGGTTCCAGCGACACCCCATACTCAAGGCAGCATCAGAGCGGCTTTGGAGCGATTTCAGCAAGGGGAATCACCAATGACCTGTTGGGGAATCAGCTTTTTATCCGCGAAGACGGAATCTATGAGTGGAATGGCTCGGGGGAGCCTCAGAAACTCAGGGGATTGGATGGAGACAGGTTTTGGAATCGAGTAGACCTTGACAATCTTGCGGCTACCTGTCATGCGGTGACGGATGCGAAGAGAAACTTATGCCTGTTTTTCCTGCCGTTGGCTACTTCTGCGGGAGGGAGTCAGGCAACGGTAAGCAATGCGATTGTGTGGGACTTCCGTAACCGTCGCTGGATGGGGCCGTGGAGTTTTGCTTTTGGATCGAGCGCCTACTTCAACAACCTTGTTCATGGCGGTGGGTACAGTGATGGAGATGTCTACAAAACGAACACAGGTACCAATGACAACGGATCGGTCATAGACGCATCGTTTAGAACAGCATCTACCGCTCCTGGGGGAATTGCCCAGAAGAACAGGTGGATCTTAGCTCGACATGAGTTTGAAAAGCAAGACACATCGTACGAGGTCCGAATCCAGGCAGTCTCTACAGAGACTGTTTCTAAGACTGATTTGCTTTCAATAGGCGATCCTTCAGATGCCTTGGTAACAGATTTCACCATTGGAACTTCTGCGATCCGCTCTGCGGCAATCGCGGACTCAACGACAACGACGTTGTTGGGGTATTCCAATGCCATGCAGTTGCGTTACGACAATAGTCAGGCAGATGAGCCATTTACGATTAGAAAAACAGTACTTGTTTATCAGCCTGTAGGAATTGAAGAGAAGCCCGAAATGGGGATAGTGGCCTAATGCCTGCAAGATATGGAACCGGCGGCGGTGGGCGTTCACGACGAACCCGCCAACCAGGACAACAGCAGCAATTCAGGGCGCAGCGCGATCAGCAACGCCAGCAGCAGCGCGAGCAGCAGCGCCAGCAACAGCAACAGCAACGTCAGCAACAACAGCAACAGCGCCAGCAGCGCCAGCAGCAGCAACAGGATCTTGGTGGAGCCTTACAGCAGCGAATGATGCAGGATGTCACTACGACTCCCGGCCAGGATGATCCTATTACAGCAGCTTTACGGTCGCAGTTTGAAACTGACACTCAAGCATCAAGAGAGGCTCAGATTGAGCGCCTGAGTCGGCTTGGGCTGCTTCGTGGCGGCGGGGATACGGCTGATGTTCTTGGCAAGTTTGAGGGTCAGGTTGAGCAGGGCCGATTGCAGTTGGGGGCAGAGCAGGCACGTCGCCAGCAGGAAGGCGTACAGCAGGCTATTGGCTTGCAAACAAGCCGGGCAGGCTTAGAAGAGCAGCGTCGTTCCCGAGAGCAGCAGGAAGCGCAGTTCGGACGCAAGTTGGGCCTTTCGGCGCAGCAACAGGCTCTTGAAGCAGAGCTTGGCAGAGGCGAATTGGGGGCCCGTGAGCAAGAGATTGGCCTTCGTGGGGAGCTTGGCAGGGGCGAACTGGGATTAGGCGGTCAGGAATTAGCGTTACGGCAGGAACTCGGTAGAAGCGAACTGGGGTTGAGCGGACAGGAAATAGCCCTACGGCAGGAGCTTGGCAGGGGTGGCCTTCAAGAACAAGCC